TACCCACTGGCCGTTTGCTAACATGGTGATCTTGTGCCGCTCGGCGATCAATTCGCCGCAATGGTTGCACTTGTATTTTGCTGTTTGGGGCTTGCCCTCCTCCCACTTGAGATTTGCGAATACCAGCGGCTGCATAACGCCGCAGTGCGGGCACGGGACATGATAGTAGTTTTGATCGGTTTCCAAAAATTCCCGTTCGATTGCCGAAAGTCCCTCGATGGTGGGCGTACTCAACATGAAAATTTTATGGTTTGGAAAGGTTCGAGTACGGGCGATCGCCAAGTCGATCGGCGATCCCTCGCCGTCCAAGTCCTGCGGGTAAGCGTCCACCTCGTCCAAAATCAAATTCCGGATAGGGACAGACCGTAACCCCGCTGCGCTGTTGGCGCCGACCATCAGCAGCAGACCGCCGGGAAAATTCTTTTGCGTGATCGTGTTGTTGCTGTCGCGGCTCTTGGCCGGAGCCACGCGCTGCTTCAGTTCGGGGCAATTCTCGATCAGCGGGTCGATGCGTCCCTTGGACAACCGTTCGACCATTTTGTCGGTCGGCTGTACGAACATGGTGGGCGCCGGCGCGATGTGCATAGCATAGCCTACGAAGTTGCTGGCGCCCTCGGTTCCTCCGATCTGCGCGGCCTTTACGAAGACAATTTTGCGGTGCGAGTCGTGAACGCTCAAGCAATCCATGATGTCGCGCAGGTAGGGGGTGCGGCTCGTCCGGTATTGGCCCGATTCGGCAGAGCTGACCGGCGACAAAAACCGGTATTTGTCCGCCCATTGCGACACCGTGATCCGGTCGAGCGGTCGTAAGCCCTGGAAAAACTTGGTTATCTCGTTGAAAATGGCTGTCATTGGTCGATTCTTGTTTGAAAATCCGCGAGCTTCTGCAACGCATCGGCGATCGCGTCGTATATCGTGTTGTGAACGATTGCCCGATTGTCTTCCGCCATAACCACGTCCGTTATTCGGTCGGGGATTGCGAGCAATGTGTCGCGCAATTCCTTGCCGGCGGCGAAAAGTTGGGCATTTATGCGCTCGCGCGACACCAGCGCACCCTCTTTTTCCTGTAATTCCAGCTCGGCGATCCTGGCTTTGGCGATTTTTTCCTGTAATTGGGCGTCCTCGTAGGTCATCGTAGCAGTTGCCACAGCCTTGGCCGTCGGTTCCGGCTCGATCACCGCTTTATCAAAGGTTTTGATGTAGCCCGCCAGCGCGTTGCGGACCTTGCGCTGGTTGGGGTGCGCCGAGTTCAGCGACTTATACCAGCATACGGCGGCCTGTTGTGGGTTCAGGTAATACGGCGAAGTCGCGGACGTCCCGACGACATCCGCGAAATTGTCCGGTATATATCCGCGCTTTATGGCCGCTGTTATGGTCTTGGCGCTTATTCCGGTTGTTTCTTCGAAATCAGATATTTTAACCCAACCTTTGGGCGCTTTTTTCTTCATTCGTATCTGCTTGCTACCTGCTATGATAATTTTTTCCTGCTGACTGGCGAAAAAACGCGATGCCGACTACCCCCGATGTAGGGACCAGGAAGAACCTATAAAATCATTCTTGTTCGTACCTTACCGGATCGGGTTTCTCAAATCCGGTTTTATCTCCGCATTCGGGACATTCTACATACCACATCGTTACGCGATCTCTTGGATCGAAAAAGGTTTCATCCACATCGGCGGCGCCATACTCAAATTGACATCCGCAAGGGCATTTCCGTACATATATCGCCATCTTACTACTGTTTCCGTGCTGTATTATCCGTTTCATGTCATCCGTTTTTTGCCGCGATTTTGTTCACGCAACTGGTTAGTATTCCGTGGACGCGGGCTGTTACCTCGTTGCCCATAAACTCCGCAACGTCCGTCCGCACGTCCGGCGAAATGCCCATTGTGAACGGCGAGGCCGTCATCAGTTCTGTGATGCGTATCTTACCGCTGGCCGTCTTTTCTCGCCCGGGCACGAAGCCTATACGTTTTTGATAGCGGCCGCGAGAAAACACCCCTTTGTGCCCGCTGGACATGGTCGCGACAAAGGCGTGGCGGATCATGGTTGTCTTGCCCTTGTGGATTGCCACCGAAATCGAGGATCCCGATTGCTTTGGCTTGAATGCGATAACCGGTAGCCGGTTTTCGTTTATCTTGATGCCACCGTACAAGCTGCCGCTGTTAGCCTTGGGTGACACTACCGCCTGGCGTGATAGGTATTTCTGCGATATATTGTACCGCTCTTTTATCCGCTTGTTTATGCGGGGTATCGAGCGCGTAAGCGCACTATTGACGCCTTGCGCTGTGCCGCGTAATATTTCATTGGGGGATAGCTTGCTGCGAAACTCGTTTTGTATTCGCTCTACCTCGTCGCGCTTTTCCTGTGTGATCTTGATCTCCATAACGTCAGATTATTGCAGGGGAGCGTCCGCTGTGTGGGTGGCCGCCTTACCTCGTTCGTATTCTTTCAGTTTCTCGTCGATTTTGAGGTACAAATCCACCGGCTGGGGCGTCCGGCGTTTTAGATCCTCATACCACTGTCGCGATACGCCGGCCTCGCGGCACAACTTCGAAATGGATACATTAGCCGCGTTCGCCCGTCGTCGGATGTCGTTCGCCAAGTCTTTGTCGCTTTTTTTCATAATCCAAAAAAAAATTATAAATACATTGATTTCAACGCATTCCTGCACCTGCCATCTCTTTCGGCCCGCAGATGCAACTCCGCCATGTTCTGCTCGACATACTCCTGCACATTCGCGGGACACTTGCCACTCTCATACATGGCCAGTAGATACTCGGCAGGGACTTTCGCTATTACTTCGCCCTTGTAGCTGCCGAATGGCATACGGTCGGCCGTCTTCTGCTTCCGATCGGCAGCCTCGGTGTCCCTGCGTTGCTCGATGGCGGGCTTGTGCTCCTCAATGTACCGCGCTACACTTTCCGAACATTTGCCGTTCTCATGGAGCCATAGCAGGTAATCGGCGGGGACGCCCGACATGGGACGCCCCTTGTATTTGCCGTATGGCATGGCGCTGGTGTCTGTCAGCCTCCACATAGTCAATAGCGTTTCCCGTGCTTATATCCTCGGCCCTCGTTGTACTGCATTTTCAGCAGAACGTGCATTTCGAGATTGATGCCGAGTGCGGTGGATAAATCAAGCAGGCGAATGGTCGCGTCGGCCAGCTCGTCCTCGAACGTGTCTTTAACGTGTACCTCGAACTTTTCACGGAACGGAAAGATTTCACAGGGTTCCTTATCGAAAAAAGCCGATAAGTCGGCCCGTTTGTTCTTACGATCGGCTTCCAGCGCCTCGGCGAGTTCCGAAACGGTCAGCATTAAAGCGCGGGGGATGTCGATCGGTTCATCGTGGAACCCTTTCGCTTTGGCGGTTTCAAATGCGCGTCGCCCCAATTCTTTGAGTGTTAAATTTCCCATGATTATTTCATTTTTGAAAGGTTTTTACTCACATAATCCGTAAAAGCTCATACAACTGGTCGCCGTATCGTCGTCGAACAAACTGCCCGTCGCGTTCTGCCATTGGACGTAGCGCACGACATCGTTTATTGTCGGATATTTCTCGCCGCTGGTAATCGCGTGGGCGGGGATTTTACCCGGTCCAAAAAACGATGACTTCAGGTCATGCTCCAGCGTGGTAATCTGCTCGATGCGATCCGGAGATTGGCGGGAAATTCCCGCTGGCTCGCCATGACGCACGGCCAGCACCCTACACGTTTATAGCCCATCGTGTAGAGCGGATTGGGTTCAAGCCCCGCCGAGAGGATGTAGTCAATCACCTGCTGCGCCGACCAATCGAATACGGGACGCAGTAGATCGTCAGCGTATTGCTTTCGGAACACCCGCACGTCGTGACCGCGATAGGTGTGCATCTTTGGTTTGCCCGCTTTATCATAACCGTATGGCTCGAAATAGTACTTAAAGTACGTGCATTGCTTTGACATAGCCGCACGGTTCGGAGATTCCGCCGCGCGTATGCCTTGGATCATCAGCATATTATCCTGTACGTTGTCGAGCACATAGTCGATGCACGGCTTGGTTTTCAACTCTTGGGCACAGAATCGGGCACGGGTGGACGGCCAACGCTTTTTCTGCTTGGCCAAACCGACCATCCCATCATACTTGGGCGACTTGAGCGTTACGAGGTCGAGGTTTAGCCGGTCGGCGATGCGATTGATGTACTCGTAGGTCAGTGGATGCTCCCAACCCGTATCGCAGAACACGGTGGTAAAGTTCTTGGTAATATGCTCGCGCACCCACAACAGCGCCGCAAGGCTATCCTTTCCTCCGGAAAATGTTACGATTATTTTCATCTACCAAAGTGTTTTATACAGTTACAGATCGTGATTGTCGGATTGGCCCATTGCCGTTGCAACCGGCTCCCATTGTTTCGCCAGCCATTCAGCGATCGGTATGTCCCAGGTGAACGTTACAGAAACGTGCACCTCGTCCGCTTCGTCGAAAAAGGACGGAGTTTCGCGGATACGTACCAGCTCGTCGGTTGGCGTAGCATTCGTCTTGGTTGGGAATACTCGTATTATCCGTTTTTTCATATCCATTTCAGAATAATTTTTGCTGCATTTGGTGATCGATCAATCTTCAATAACCCGCACGTAGGTATCGTTTATAGTTCGACCTATCTCTATCAACCTCAACGCGACCATTTCCTCCAATACGGCACGAAAAGCGGTGAGGGATTGGGAAAACCGCGTTTTCAGCATAAGTCCGTCGCGTATGACCAGAGCGTCGGCGGGCATCCTGTTTGTAGTCCGGCGGGTGCGTTGTACCTCGCGGACGTGGCGCCGTATCTCGGCGTGCAAAGGGTTGGCTGGTTCCATTTATTGCCCGCTTAATTTTTCAACGATCCGCATCTCTCGTTCGGATAACTCCCACACTATAGCCTCTTTTTTCACCGCTGCTCTTTCGGCGGCAACTCTTTCGGCGGCGGTATGTGAGATTAAAAAACCGGAACCGTAAATCGTTTTCCCGTGCTTTTTTTGAGCATCGAGTGCAGAGCGGTGCAGCATTTCCCGCTTGTCTATCCTTATCTCACCCTTGTTTTTCACGATGTACGCTACATCCGAAACCATTAGCACGCAGTCCGGGTATTTGTATTTCGGTAATTCCGCTTTCGGCGCCGAGCAAATGGCGTCGATCCCCTCATATAGCACAGGATCACCTATTACACCGGCTTCGCCGAACATATTGGACAAAAAAGATGTATTTACTTTTGCCCCGTTTTCGTAAACGATAGCGGCGCCGCATACGATCCGTGTACAGTCAAGGTCAGCGCTGAACAATGTCAGATGCGGGGCAAACAGGAAAAACTTGATCCCTCGTTTCAGATAGAACCGGACAATTTGAGCGATGATCGAAAAGGGCGGGTTGTCGATCACCACGCAATTATCGGGATAGACCAGGCTCTCGTAATCACCACCCGGATAGAACGGGCGGACAACGGTCATTCCGTCGATATCGCAATGATCGGCTACATATTGCAAAACATAGTCGTACACCGCTGGAGGTGTATAGCAGTCGTCGGTCGTTTTCTTGGGCTTGAATTTTTCCACAAAGCCCTCGTAATCGTTGAAAAGCCCTTTTTGCGACTTTCCGCGATTCGTGAACACGTGCTCCTCTTGGCCGAATAAATTTATACTTTTCATATCATGCTGCATTTTCAAAATCCAAAATCATACGCCCCAGTGCTTCGCAGATCACGCGGGCCATTGTAACCTCAACAGCGTTGCCGATGAACTTCTTCTGCTCGGCCTGTGTGCCTACCAGCTTGTAGTTGGCGGGGAAACCCATGATGCGTTTCAGTTCGGGAATCTTCAACATTCGCATCTTCACATCGACCAGCCCGTACAGCGCCATGAACTCCTTTATCTGCACCACGATCGGGCTGTCTGTGGTATATACCTCGTAGATCAGCGTATCGCCCTCGCGGCGGATAAACGGAGCGACCTGCTGACCCTCGCGCTCCGTTGTGACGATGTAGGGCGATATTTTGTCCATGCGGGCGATCAACGTAAAGCACGGCGTTTCGATGCTGCCACACTTGGACGTGTATTGCGGATTCAGCAGATAGCGACCCTTGCGGGCGGGGATCGCCAGGCGACACGTAACGAGGTGGTGCTTCGGAGTCGTCGTTACCGTACCGGCCGGCTCCTCGACAGATACCGCTCCTCCGTTACCGTATTGCATATTCAGAAACCGAGGCTGCACCAGTTGGAACCGGTCTTTTGTCGTTACGGTCGGCCCCGGTGCCTCGACTGGCGAGTTGTATCCGTTACCATAGTACGCCGTCAGAAAGTTGCCGGAGACCAGCGCGTGATGATCTACCGTTGTGATGGCGTGCGCCGGCCCGTCGATGCTGATGGCACGGTCGGCCGGTGATCCGCTGAAATGCTTGGCAAGGAAACACGCCTTTGCCACGCCGAGCCTGCTCTGCACCGCAACCGTCGGGCATGGATCGTCGATGCCTGGCGCGACGTATTTGCCGCTTTGGCTCATGGAGTTGTATTTGACCATGAACGCCTCTTTGCCACCGGCGACGAACTTCACCAGCCCGGCGTGTATGCGCTCGAAGGTTGCATCCACCAGCGGCTTTTTGCGGCCGAATATGCTGGCGCCCTCGTCGTGCAAGTCCAGCACGTCACGAACCGGGCGCCACTTAGCGCGGGCGTCGAACAAGTTGGGGGCGGGCTTCTTGGCATGGGTGGGCGTCGGGAAAACGATGGGCAGCCGGCCGGCGGCGAAAATCCCGAAGAACCGGCGGCGGGAGGTGTAGGCCCCGAAGTCCGCCGAATCGAGGATGCGGTGGTCGAACCGATAGCCTCCGTCCGCGCAAATGCGATCCACCCACCGGCGGTAATGCTCGCCGCGATGGGCGGCATCGGGCACCCACACGGGGGCGATGGTGCGGCGCTTGTGTTTGCCGGTGCCCTCGGTCTTTATCGCCAGTGGACAGTATTCGCCATGACCGGCCGATGCCTCGACGACTTTCACCACGAGCGGCCCCCACGTCATGAACTCCTTGACGTTCTCGATTTGGATGTAGTCGGGCCGCAGTGCGTCGATGTATCGGAAAAGGTGCTCGGCAAGCGTGCGGCTGTCGGCGTCGCGGCTTTGGCCGCCCTTAGCGATCGAGAAGTTGGTGCACTCCAGCGACGCCCACAACACCACGCGGGCGGCAGGGTATTGTTTCCGCATGGCTTCGACATGGGCCAGCATCCGGTCGAGGTTCAACGTGCGGATGTCTTCGACAAAGTGCAGCGCGTCGGGATGGTTGGCCGCGTGCGAAGCGATCGCGTTGGCATCGTGATTGACGCACGCGATCACCTTGGCGACCTGCTCGCCGTGCAACCGTGCCGCCTCAACGCCTGTAGATGTTCCACCGGCGCCGCAAAAGAGGTCTATGTACAGAAAGCGGATCATAGCGTAATGCTTTCAAATATCCCCAGCTCTTTACTGCGGCGTCTGTTCTCTATTTCGATATATTGGGGATTTAATTCGAAACCGATAGCATTGCGGCCGAGTTTATTGGCCACGATGCGCGTGGTGCCGGAGCCGTTGAACGGGTCGAGTACGAGGCCACCGGCGGGACACCCGGCAAGGATGCACGGCACGATCAAATCCTCGGGGAACGTGGCGAAATGGGCCTCTTTGAACGGCTGCGGGGGAACTGTCCACACGCTTCGTTTGTTGCGCGTCGTTGAAGCTTCCGGCGCTATCTCGGTGTATTCAATCGCTTCCGCACGACCGGAGCGATGGAATGATCCGTGGCCGCCTTTCCCCGTGTCCCATCCTGCCGGCTTGCGCTGCCGGTTCTTGCCGACGTTCGGATGGTTGATCAGGTTCTTGCCATCCTCGAATTTCGATCCGTTCCACCCGGTCGCTGGCTCCTTGATCGCCTCGGCATCAAAGTAATAGCGGGCCGATTTGCTGAAAAGGAAAATATACTCGTGCGCCTTGGTGCAGCGATCCGTCACGCTCTCGGGCATCGGGTTCGGCTTGTGCCAAATAATGTCCTGACGCAAGTACCAGCCATCAGTACGTAGGGCGAACGCCAGCATCCACGGGATCCCGATCAAGTCCTTGGGTTTGACATCGTCAGCACCGCGGTTACTACCGGCATAGCTATCGCCCATATTCACCCACAACGTCCCCTCCGGCTTGAGTACTCTCCACAGTTCGCGGAATACCGTCACAAGATGATCGATGAAAACCTCCGGCGTTTCTTCCAGCCCGATCTGACCGTCTACACCGTAGTCGCGCAGCCCGTAGTACGGCGGCGAAGTGACGATGCAGTCCACGCAACCGTCCGGCAGCAGTCGGGCCGCCGCAAGCGCATCCATGTTGTAGGTGGTATTGATCTGCATAGCTTTCGTTTTATCGGTTTGAAGTCAGCCGAGCCACCAGCGCGGCGCATTCGTCTTTTGTGCGGGGCAACTCGATCGTGGTGGTGCGGCCAAGGTCGGCAAACAGGCGCTTCAGCATCTTGATGCGGAGTTTGCCCTGCTGGGTGGCCATGCCCTTGGTGTCGATCGCCATGTCGTAATCCGGCAGGTAGAAGTCCAGCGTGTAGGTGATCGCCCGAACGTTCTCCCCGTTGTAGGTGAACGGCTCTTGCAGGGTGTAGCGCTTTTGAAACAGAAAGCCTATTCCGTGCGATTTCAGCAGATCGTGCATGTAGCGTTCGAGTCGGCTGTCGAAGATTACCCCGTTTTCCTCTGTTTTCGTCGCGTTTAAGACCTTTCGATTGCCGATCGGTGTAGTTATACTATTTCGGGGGAGATCGCCGGAAATAAGCCGTCTAAATTCGCTTGCGGTCATCGTGTCGGTGTTGTTGGTCGATCTTCGTCTCATGCTTGTATTGCGGCTATGTCGATTTTACGCATCCAGTACTTCGTGCCGTCGGGCATTGCGAGGAACTGGAAATCGTCCCACGCCCCCCGGCCTCCGTCCACCTCGGCGATCACCTCGTTGTACGTGTATTTGCGGCCCGTGTCGGCTTTGCGGCTCTTGATGATGATGTCGTGAGCCACGAACGAGGCAAACGTCGAGTATGCGGATTTGTTCCTGTACGCCCCTTTGTTGTCCATTGCCGCGATGATGCGGTTTATATCCTCGGCACTGAACTTGGCCAGAATGTCGCGGGCCTGCTCCTCGGTGATCGGTTCGGCCATCGCTGCGATTTCGGGATAGGCCGAATCGAGCCAGTCGAGGAACTCGGCGGTTTGGTTTTCCCCCACACCCCCTTTCCATGTAGGGATTACTGTGTGTGTATTACTCTTACTGTTACTCTTACTCTTAAAAAAAGGAAATTCGCCGATAATTGACGAAAAACCCTGTTTCCGCCTGTTTTCGGCGTCGAAAACTCCCGCCGGCTCTGTTTTTTCAACATTTTCAGCGTCGAAAATCATTTCATTTTTGGGGTTTCGCTCCTTTTTCGTTGTGTTTTCGCTTGTTTTCGGCTCATTTTCGGCGTCGATAATTTCCGCGCCCCCTGCGTCTGTTTTGCTTTTTGCCTTATTATCAAGGAAAAGCAAATCGCGCTCGCGCTTTAATAGCAAAGGTTTCAGGCCGTTACGGTGTTCGGCGGAGAAAATAAACCCATCCCCGATTTCCAACAGGCCGATTTTGACAGCATATTCTACTATCGCTATCAGATCCTCCGGTTCAACGTCGTAATCGGCCGCCAGCAACTCGACGGTCACATCGTCCCACTTGATGCGGAACAAATCGCTACTGGTCAGCGTTTCCTGCAAATAAGTCCATACCGCATACCCCAAGTGTGAAAACTTGCGCCGAATGGCCTTTACCATCGGTTTGTTTCGTTCGTTTACGTCGTGCGGGAACCAGTCCGCATTTAGTTTTCTCGGTCTTGCCATAATTTCCCAACCTTAAATTTTCTTACTCATTTAGTTTTCGGAATCCAATTCCCACAGTAATCGGAGCAGTGACGAGCTTCGAAATAGCTTTCGGGGACATCGTGGTATTCGCATTCACCATACCCGTTGGCGTCTTCATACTTGAAGCAATTGCACGATCCGCACACCTTGGTTCCGTTCTCCGTCACCCTGTTGTATTCCGTATCGATGTCGGCGGAGTACCCGGGGCATGTGTCAGGCTTATTCATAATTATATCGTGTTTTTATGGTTAAAATGGAAAATCTCGTTCCTCCTCCGTCCGGCGCTCCCTGCACGTGCTTTCGAGACTGGCGGACAAATAGAGCGGGTCATATAGACATCCGATCCGCTTGGCGACCCACAGCGGTACCCGCCCGTCGCCGATGTACGCCGCCATGATCGCATCGCACAGCTCGCATTCGTCGTGCTTGATGCACCGATCGCAATTCTCGGCGTCCCAGGCCGCCAACTCGCTGCGGCTGCCAAACGTCCTTACGGGCGTGTCTTTTTCAAAGGGGTGGTTGTTCCATTCCATAATCGGGGATATTAGTTTGCCAAATACAGCCGTACACGGCCATCGATGTAAAACTGGATCCGCAGCCCCAGCGCCTCCAATACATCCGCATAATTCTCACGGATATAGTGGGCTGCCCGAGGGTCTGAAACATAATCGCGATAACGGATCACGACACGGCGCAAATCTCGCACATTGTCGGTATTAACAATATCATTGAACGAGGAGGTGCAATACTTGTAAAATCGGTGATGTACCTCTTTCGCCGCGTCCTTCATTTGCTCGAAAGTCTGTTCCATTTCATACGGTTTTTATAGGTGATCCTTTCCGCCCATCCACTCGAACGGATCGGGCATACAGTCCAGTTTTGCGCGGTCATTTACCGGTGACTTTACACGACGATGCAACCCTTGCCGATATATCATCATCTCTATGCTGCGAACCGATCGTCCGTACTCCTCGGCGATTGCCTGCACATCCTCGCCGGACAGATAGCGGGCGATTACGTCCTGCACCTCGAATTTGTCCCATCGTCTGTACATCTTTCCCATCGCTGCGGATTATTCGTGATTGTCGAACCAGCTGGCGCGGTTGCTTTGCGAGGCGACCAGCTCTATACGTTCCGCCAGCACACGGCACTTACTATTGCGGGTTCCGTCTTTGATTATTTCAATCAGCCCCTCGGTAGCCCACCGATCGACCGTACCACGGCCGAATTTCCGGTAGCATTGTGTGAGGGTGTAGTATTTCGTATCGTCGGCCAGCTCCGCCCGGGCCATACGATACCCGGCAGCGTAGGCGGCGGCTATCTGCTGCAAATGCAGTCGGTCAAGGGGTTCGTGGTTCATGGTATTACGATTTACGGGTTACTTTGATAACGCCGGTTCCCCTCAATGCGGAGACCGACAATTTGATGTTTTTACCCTTGCAGTAGCGGCTGGCGTTGGCCCGCACGCTCGATTCGGTAAACTCGGCAACGCTGAACTCGACGCTTTCGCCAAGCCTCAACGCGGCAAAGGTTTCGGTAAAGTTTACGGTTCGGACTAATTCGGCCATAATTGAAAATCTGTGTTTGTTTTGCTCCCGGGGGCGGAGTTGAACCGCCCACGTGCCACCCGGTCGGGAAATTTGTTACTTATCGCATTCGCCCATCTCGCATTCGGGGGCGGTTGTGAGTTCTCCGATGGAAAACCAACAAACTTTCTCATCGCCATTTACAAGCGCATTCTGTTTCACACAGTACTGCGATTCGTTGTACAGATAGTGGCATATTGCCGTTACCGTTCCGGAGAATCCGGACACTGTGCTGCGAACTTTGTCACCCAATTTAATTCTGTTCATAGTCTTAGTTAGTTTTGTGCCTTTCGGCGGTTTGTTTTTCAATCAATTCGGGGTTATCGTGGATATTGCCGACGAGAAATCCGAGACACGGATTAAAACCACACATATCGGGGTTATTTGTGTGGAGTTCTTTCAATAAAACATAGCCAAATCCACCCTCTGTATTATTCCATGAAACAACATAGTAGTGTAAATGTTTCGGGTCTATTCCGGCGGTGTTTACCAAAAAGGCGTATTCGTCTTCTGCATATTTGTTTGAGAAATGCAACACAATATCCCCCCTCGTAAATCTCTTTACCGTGTTCGTCTTTCAACCCCGTGTACTGGCCGACGGTGGCGGGATCGACCCGAACCCAGTATTTTAGTTCTTCGCTCCAAATGAGGGTTACCCCATCGCGCGTATCAAACCACAAGGAACCGAATACCCATTTCCTTTCTGCGATACCTATACCTCTGTACCTAATCTCTCTCATAATCTCGCTATTTTGATTATATTTGTAATTACTATTGTAATTACAATGCAAATATCTAAATAATTATTTAGAAAAACAAAATAATTATATTAAAATTTATGACAACAAAAGAAAAAATAAAATATTATATTGATAGTAAGGGAATTAGCAAGAACAAATTTTATACTATAACCGGACTATCTACATCTTTTTTGGATAGTGGAAACACTATTGGCGTCGATAAGGCAAAAATAATTATAGAGAAATTTCCGGATTTAAGTTTAGAGTGGCTTGTGCTTGACCGAGGCCCAATGCTCGCAAATAATAAAGTCCCTGAAGAAAAAAATGATAAAAATTCGGAACGAATCGATAAATTATTGGATATTGTCGCCTCCCAGCAAAAGACGATCGAATTATTAGCCCAAAAAGGGGCTGCGGCGGATGTGCAGGGTGTTGCTGGCAAGGCGGTACAAGGATAAAACAACCCGAACGATTTATACTGACACCCGATTATCCGATCAAAGACGCGGCCCGGCCTCACAACCTCGACACGACCGCCACGACAAAACGGATTACAAAACTGGATATATTATTGTTTCACGCTTTCGCAGAATAATCCAATGCTATGGTTAGCTTTAGAAAAAGAATTAAAATTGCTCCGGGCGTAAATTTGAATTTAAGTAAAGGAGGCATTAGCACCTCGTTTGGTGTAAAAGGCGCATCCGTTAGTGTTGGTAAAAGAGGAGTATATATAAATAATGGTTTGCCGGGCACAGGGATTTATAAACGCACAAAAATATCCCGCTCTTCAACAAAGAAAAGTCATACACTCCCCGTTGAAATAGGCGAGACAACAAATACCCAGAATTTATCGGATGCCCAAGTCCTCCTTAATGATCTGCGTTCCAAATTGGAAAAGTTGGAATTGAGGGATAAAAATGTCGTTATAGAGACTGAAACTTTCAATATGTACCTTTTCGGGACAATAAGGAATATTTTGAAAGATATGGGTGTAAATTTTCAAACCCTTGTAAAAAAATCAACAAATTGTGTTTTGGTCGGCGATAAAAGAAGACCATCCAAATATACGCGTCTAAAAATAGAGACTTACAGGCAAGAGGGGCAAAAAATATCGTTAATGAAAATATCGGTTCTTGACACCCCAACGATCAGCACAACCATAACCGAAATACCGACTAACATCACTCAAAAGAATATAGTGCAAAATAAAAAACTCCAAAAAATCATCCGAGTACTTTGGTGTATTTTAGGATTTATATTCCTGATTATATTGTTAGCCACAACAACATAATAAAAAATCCCCAGAGTGATCCGGGGTGTCGTTTTCCCTCTATCTTTGCCGATGTTGTCCTTTCGACCTCAACATGAATATCAAATATACATATGACGCAGAAACAAGCCATACAATTATTTGAAGAGCGCAAGGTGCGCACCGTATGGGATGACCAAACGGAGGAGTGGTATTTTTCGATCGTGGATGTCGTCGGTGTATTGACCGACAGCGTGAATCCTACGGACTATATCAAAAAGATGAAGAAGCGCGATCCGGAGCTATCCAAAGGGTGGGGACAAATTGTCACCCCCCTTTCCGTGCAGACTGCTGGAGGTCGCCAACGGGTGAACTGCGCCACGACGCAGGGTATGTTCCGGATCATCCAGTCAATCCCCTCGCCGAAAGCGGAGCCGTTCAAACAGTGGATGGCGCAGGTGGCTGCCGACCGTCTCGATCAGATGCAGGATCCGGAACTGTCGATTCAGCAAGCAATGGTCGATTACAAGCGATTGGGGTATTCGGATAATTGGATCAACCAGCGTCTGAAAGCGATCGAGGTTCGTAAAGACCTGACCGACGCGTGGAAAAAGCGAGGGGTGCAGGAGGGCCAGCAATTTGCCACACTGACTGACATAATCACGAATGTGTGGTCTGGCTTCACCACCCGTGAATACAAGGCATATAAAGGGTTGCGGAAAGAAAACTTGCGGGATAATATGACCAACACAGAACTCATCCTCAACATGCTTGCGGAGGCTTCGACAAAGGACATAACCGAAGCAACCGACCCTCGGACGCTTGCAGCACACAAAGCGGTCGCGCGACAAGGCGGCACAATTGCCCGCAATGCCCGGCTGGAACTCGAAGCAAGAACCGGCCGCAAGGTGGTTTCTCCGTTGAATGCACATCAGGTATTACAAATCGAGAAGACGGACGAGGCGGAATTGCAGACCGAAGATGAAGAATAAAAAAGCCCCCGGAGTAATCCGGGGGCTGCCGTTTCCAAATAGGTCGTCGTCAAACAATAACTACCGGTAACAGCAATTCGTCACAACACAATCGAATAGAACGGCGCCGCGAATTTGTGCAACGCCTCGATAATCTTACGACGTTGTGCCGGGCGTGGTTTACTTTTATCATTGGCATAACGTCCCAACTGGGCGGCCGGAATGCCGGTCAATTCCGCCAATTTAGTATCCTTGATATACTCTCGTGCATATTTCAATGCGCTAACCGCGTCATACTCCAGTTCGATCTCATACGCTCCGTCCAAATATGCCTTGTAGGGAAAACCCATCTCTTTGGCCGTTTTGATATAGAGTGCAACGCCCTCTTTCATGTCGGCAACGGCCGCCTTGACGGTATCGCCCATTCCAGCAAACATATCCTTTTCCATCATGGCCGAAATCGTTCCGTCCGATGCCCATTCGATGATAACCTTTACCTTTTCCATAAATCGTGTGTATTTATTTCGTTTCCGGTTGCCCGGGGAGGGGGCTTATTTCAGCCCCATCTCCCGGATAAACCGCCGTGCTATTCCTGAACCCATTTCTTTCGAACCGTGAAAAGGAACCGAAACCGTTTTGCCATCCTTTTCATAAATTACGTGGCTCCCTGCTTGTCGGATAGATCGCCATCCGTTTTTTAGGATTAGGCGGTGCAACTCACTTGATTTCATATTACCCTTTGTTATTGTTTGACAGTACAAAGATAATGCAAAATATATTATTATCCAAATAAATAGTATATTATTTTATACTTTTATAGATAATAATTAGTATTTACTTTTTACGTAGTCCAAAACAATGCGGTTATTCGTGTCGTTGCGCGTGAACCGGCGGTGAATGTACCCCCGCGTGGTCTTA